TCAACTCCGCCACTGATAGAAGCAAGTTTTCCCATTACCAGAACTTCAAGCAGGATCTTCATATACTCACCGAGGAGCCCGGCCTGAGTTTGTACCTGACCGGTTTGATCGTCATTATTCAGCTCCCATTCCACCGCAAAGATCGAACCGTATTTCCGATTCTTGAGCTGAATATCCATACCTGCCATATGCACTTCGCTATATTTTCCTTGGCGAGCAACTTCTTTCGGGAATCCTACGCCATGAAGCGGTGCATAAATTTCGGTATCTTTCTTCGACTGTGTAACAGTTGCCCATTTGTCGAATGTAGTATCGACAACTTGGTACATGTTATTCACAATCGTCTGAATCCCGGAACGGAGCAATTGAACGAAAGCCGAGGAGCTGTCAGCTTCACGGAATTTCTCGCTCTTCGAAATCTGATTCATTGCTTCTTTGAAACTGAAGCTGTCTTCCAGAACTGGGAATTTCTTATCATCATCTATCTCGAAGCCGAATGACTTTTTGAAAGATTCGCGCATTTTCTTTTGTTCTTCGGCTGTCTTGAGAACGCTTTCGATTACCTTTTTATTCTTTTCCATTAAATTCATATGTCACCCCCTACAGAACCAGCGTGTCGCCAGGATAACGATGACCGAGCATTACTTCGATCTCCTGTCCGGCAGCAGCTGATGCAATTGTTGGACCCTGATAGATTCCAATCGATTTTGACCCTGAAGTTGTGACATAATATGCCCCGCCTGTCCCGTAAGGATATACATCCTGTCCGGGTACCCAGGCATCGGCTGTCTTTGAAACGAGTTTTACGACAACTCCGCTAACGGGACCGGGGATTTTACCGGCTGCAATGGCTGCGTCATTCTCGGTCGAATATGGCTGTTTTACAACGCCGGATACGACTGTGACACGGGAAATGCCGAGAACATATTGGCCTGTAGAGCTTCCACCGATTGCCCCAACTAAATGGCCGCTTGTATCGATCTCAATCAAATCGCCTTGATTGAAGCTGATCGCAGAACTAACAAGAGCCGACACATCGTCAAATACGCTAGTCGGCGCGATATTCTTTACAATCCTGTCTGGACTTTTCATTTTTGTACTCCTTATTTACGACAATTTGAGAAATCAAACCCTGAATTCCCGGACTCATAAGACTGTTTCTCCGGCACATTCCCGCCGCTGGCCTCACTGCCAATAGCGCAATTGTACGCTTCGATAAACATCTTGAATTGCCCGTCGAAATCGGATTTGTTTTTCCCTTTGAAACTCTCCCTAAATTTTTTAGTCGCGCTCCGAGGGAGCTTGGATTCGGAGAGCGTCTTCTCCATATGAACATTGAGATCATGTTTTGCAAGCTCGGCCTCCAGTTTGGCTACCTTGCCAACGAGCACGATACAATGTTTACAGCCTGCGGATTCTTTCTTTCCTTTTTTTACTTCCTCTTCTTTTTTCGCAGCTTCTTTCTTCGCTACTTCGTCTTCAGATTCAGTCTCATCTTCTGTCTTTGGAAGTGGCTGACCGCATTTCTCGCATTTCTCAACTTCAGTCTCATCCTCAGAAGCTTCATTCTGCTTCTTTGCCTCTTCCTCTTTCTTTGCAGCTTCGTCCTCACTCTGTTTCTTTGACATTGACTTCGCGGCCTTGACATGCTTTGCAGCGGCTTCAAAGGCTTCCTCGCCCTTCAAACCCATATCTTCATAAGCAGCGGCAGCGCGTTTTACTTCAGCCTCAGTTTCCTCGCCTTCATCGTCCTTCAGATATTTGTCGATCATTGACTTTATCAATTCGACATCCTTTGAAGCATCCGGATGATCGGTAGGAATGGTGTCGGCTTGTTTCGCTTTTGGATCCATCTGTTCCTCCAACATTGTTAAAAACTTTCCTCCGGCCCCGGCCTGCGTGACAAGATCGCAGGACACGGCATCAGTTATTCGTTGAGTTATCTTAACTTCCATGATTCCTAATTCTTTGGCCTTGAGAAGCTTTTCTTGACAAGGCATCGGTGCTATCTTCATTACTTCATCGATTGTCGAAGGGGTTATATCCCCGTCCGCGTTTATCGATAGTCCCATATAATCTTTGTCCGGATATTTGGCAGAATACTCAAGAGCGTGTTTCATTTGTGCGCGTGCCCAGCCGTATGCGGGATCGTCAACCATTACAACGTCTCCAATGAGATAGGTGCATCCGTTTTCTTCCATCGTGGATACGTTCTCATAATGGCCGATACTATCACGCACACTTCGTTCTGGTCGGTCGTTATCTTCGCTCCTTGAGGGGTGATCTGCGAATATCTTTTTCGCCTCGAACACAGGGATCGCGCTCTGTAATGCTTCCTTCGTATAATAATAAGCGTCGCTGAGATTGCCGAGCCCCTCTTGTAGAAGGATTGCCCGGAAACGTTTCCCTGTCTTTTGAGTATCGTTTGTCTGTTCTTTTATCTTGCAATTAAACCGCATATAATAATGGTCTCCTGAATCTAACTAAAATGTCAACTCTCTGTCCCTCTAATGGTATCACCTGAGGCTCAAACTTGCATTTCTTTAGATCATATCCCTCCGATGCCGCGATGCGTTCGCATTCTACAAGGGACTGACAAGTATAGTTCTCGAAGGCGTAATATTGTTTACGAAGGAATGGCCTGAGAAGTGTTGTAGAGTAGTCGATCATGCCTAGTTTTGAATCGTCTTTGCCGAGATAATAATCACGATTCTTCATGAATTCTTCAAATGTTGGGGCATTGAATTTCTTTGGATCTTCAATAATATCTTCAATCGTTGCTGGTATGAATTTGTCCATATTTACCCCGCTGTGTAGTTTTGATCTTTAATGTCTGTTTTTTCATCCGATGTAATCGACGATGTGCTTAGTGGCGTATCCGTCGCATCCGGAGATATAGGCTGTGCTACTGGCATTGTCTTTTGCTCGGTCTTTATCGTCTCAACTTCCCCCTGGAAATCAAAATCAGTAATCCCCATCTCCTTGGCCGCAATCTCAGCGGCTCGCTCACGGCTAATCCATCCTTGTGATTCGGCAAGCGCGAGATCCTTTATCTTCTGGCTTCTGTCTTGGGTTATGATCTCAGGGAATGATACCTCGACTTTCACGTTTTTATACCCGGCCCACTTAAGGAATCTATCCGATATCTTAAGAATGATATTCTCATAGATCTTTTGATCTTCCTCAAACATCTTCGCTACGGGTTCCGTTGCAACAATAGCTCCGGCCCTGGTACTCCCGCCTTGGATATGGGTTCCGAAATAACTGATCGGTAATCCGCTTCCCATAGCAATCATACTCAACGTCCATTCGAACGTGCTGAAATTCCCGCTTCCCGCCCCGGATGAATTATTCAGGTATTCTCGTTGAACCTTCTTTGTATGAACGAACTCGCTTGCAGCCGGGGGGAGCGGCCCTAAAGCATTCTGGCTATTTATGTATGCCGTAATATCAGCCTGACTTCCTTCTATTGTTGTATCGATACACCATGCAGAATCTTTGATCTGACGGACAAGATTATAATTTACAGAATCTCGAAGGCGTTTTAAATATCCAAGTATCTGAACCAAATCTGAACGGCCCCGCTTCTCATTTGAAACGCAGTTCTTTTTGAAATGCATAATTAGATCGGCCGGGATCTGGTCGTAAATGAATTTCATCGAAGGCACGACGCCTCCGGTATAGATTTGATATTGGGTTGGAAAAACCTGCTGATAGAAAATAACTCTTTTTATGTCCTCCGGGAATGTCACGATTTCCCAAATTGTCGAAGGATCGATAAGCCGGACGCGCGGGAGTATCGCTCGTGGTATCTCTTCCTCTGGCAAACGATAGGTAAGATTCGCCTGGTTATCCGGAAGCCAATAAACCATGACCTCACCATAGGTCGGGAACTCTGTCGCTACGTCATCCATCATGCGATAGAAGTCATTTGCTTCAAAAAATGCCATAAGCAGCGCGAGTGCCCCCTTGTCCTCACAGTCAACTCGGAATCCCTTACCCATTGTGAATTGACGATGAGTGTGGATGATTCGTTTTGCAACCGGATCGTGGTTAACGGAAAAAAATGCTTCCTGATGCATCTTAATAAAATCCGGGAAGTAGTAAAGCTGTTTGCTGAACGGGCCACCAAGTAGGGGAACAAAATCCTGACCGATTGAATTACCGTAATAATCATACTGATCGTCTTGGAAATAATCCACGCTCTCACGGAAACGGGTTATCTTATTCCCCCGGTTCCAGGCTTCGAGCAATGATTCCCGGTTCATCCCGTGTCGCTTGATAAGCTTTCGATTCGGTGCCATGTAGTGCTGGTTTGCATCTATCAGCGCATTCTCATCGGATTCGAGATATCGCATCAGGCATGGGATTGAGTGAATTGATTCAGGCGCGTCACCGATCTGCCAGGGTTTGAATTTAAAATCATATTCATACCGATTGAGATCGATAACTTGATTTTCTAAAACATGCGCTACTTGTTTATCCTTAACGTCTTCTTCATCACGGACGAATTCATCCATTTAACCACTCCTCAAAGCTTGAATAATCAAACTGTTCGGCTTTTGTCTCGTCTATTTTTTCAAAAAAGGGAACGCTCCGACAGCGGCAATTGAACCCACCCGGAGCGACAGTTGATTGATCCTCGAAATCCCCCCACTCATCCTTCAGTTTAGCTTCGATCTCGGTCGAGGTCAATCCATCTTTCGCAGCATGTTCTGGACGCGTCTTGTCATCCATGACAGCGATCCATATCAAATCGGTCACCCCGGCCTCATCAGCGGCCTGCAGGGTGCCTTCCTTTATTTGCTGAAGGAAGTCATCTGTCACATAGCGCTCGACCTCCCATGCGTAGGTTTCATCAGTTGTACGAGGGAATCTCCCATCTCGACCGACAAACCGGAATGGCGGGATATAAGCTGACTTATATTCATCGAGAATATCTTCCCATTCGGCATCGTTTATAAAATCCGTTGATGCCGAGATCTTTTTCTCTTTAACAATTGGATCCGCTTCTTTAACGCGGGTGAAAACCTTTTTGAACTTCCTGACCTGAGGGAGTACGCTATTCAATCTCTGATTCAATTCAATAACCGTTTCACGTGAAACATACGCACGCTCAATCTCCTCTGTCATCCGATTCTTGAACCTGTCGAGCTGCATTGAGATTACGGCGTGAACCTGTTTTCTATCTTGTAGTATATTCGGATTTTTAGATTGGATGTCTTTACCCGATATGCGAGCCAGGGCTTCGATCTCAGCGGCATATCCAAGAGTGCCGGATAATCTCCGAAGTCTAATTATGTTGTCTGTGATCTTCTCGGCTAGATATCTGAACTCGTCCAACATAATCCAATAAATGTTATCGAGCATTTGCCTAGAAGTAGAGTTGATCTCTGTAATCTTTCCATAGTAACCTAATATTATGTGGATAAGTTTGTCGAACGTATGCGCAGCATCGATTGAATTCTTTTGATGCGTCTTTCTAAGTATAACTTCTAGGTATTGATCCCGATCTCGGATGAAGTCTACATATTGTCTTGGAATCCGTTTCAGCGCCGTATGACCCCCAGGCTAAAGTATCCAGATACGCTAACATTAATTGCCATCTGAATCCCAATGGCATTCCCTATGACGGTATCGTCATGTTTCCCCACTATCGCTCCAAGTTTGCCCTCATTATTTACAAATGTCAAACATTCTTGAATCGTTATCTTATCCACTAGGCAATTTGAATTCGAATCAATCATATCACGCATCGCGTTTAACATGATCGGCTTTGTCGCGGAATTTGTTAGCCACCCAATCCGGTCGTCTGTATGCTGATAAAGATTCGGATAGTTCATGTGCTCGGATCCAAGCTCTAATAATACAGCGTGTCCATGATTATTACGCTCGACACCGAGTAATGCGTGTATACCATCATTTTTGTTCCTATACCTACTACCTAATTCAAAAAGCATATGTGCAAACTCGGAGGGCTTAAAATTACCGCGCAGTGAAGCAACTTGACGCATTGTCTCCTTGCACCATACCCCGGCTGCAGAAAAATCACCGCCGATTCCCTCCGCTGTGTCTGCACCGATGCCATAGTGATAATCGCTATTAGGACGCTCATAAATGAGCAGGGTTTCGTTTTTTTCGACAGGGATGGGTAAAGACATCAATCGAGCCTTCAAACGCTCCTGATCGAAGAATGGGTTTCCAGAGGTCAGAAAACAAGAGATATCGTTTTCCGGGTATTCCTGCAGAAAAATATCTTTCAACTCCGCTTGCTTCATGCGCCTAAAAGCGATTTGTTCGGGCGTAATCTTAATCCCATAAAGACGCGACGTGTCCGAAATAAATCTATCTTCATCTGGAGTTATGGCAAGGCTATCACATGATAGTGAATATTC